ACCGGAAAATCTTTTTTATAAATTTTTTCTGGCTTGAAACCTATGTTATTAAAAGGAAAGGAGTGCTGAAAAGTATTGCAATCTCAAGACTTTTCTGTTAGACTAACAGTGAAAGACGGGTTCCTCCAGTGCCCAACTTGTCGCGGCAATAAAAAGCTGCTCAAGATCGAGCCGGACACGACGGCGACTAATCTGGTCGTCTTCTGCCGTTTCTGCAAAACCGAACATCGGATCGACATCAGTCGGGGCCAGTGCTTTGAGAGCCGGGGCCAGTGACAGACACATGAGTGTGTTTGTCGCTGGCCCCGGCTCTTTTTCGTTCCCCGGACAGCGCCGAGGCGATAGCCGGCGCACGGGGAAGAAAGGGCCGGGTGTCCGCGTATGAGTCAATCCTGGGCGAGGGGGTTCTACTCCGGCAAGGCGTGGCTGCGCTGCCGTGCGGCGTTCATCGCCAAGCGCCGCGCGATCGACGGCGGGATGTGTATGGACTGCGGCGAGAGGCTCGGCTACATCGCGCATCACTGGCCGGTCATGCTGACGGCCGAGACCGTCAACGATCCGGACATCGCGCTTAACCATGCAAATCTCCGCTGGGTCTGCAAAGAATGTCACGACAAGTATCCCGGGCACGGCGTTGCGCCGTCGCTCACGCCGCTGATCTGCTTCGACGCTGACGGCGACCCTATCCCCCCGTGATTTTTCTGCGGCTTCGGCCGCTCCTGACCGCCGCCCAGCATCGGGAGAATACACAGGGTCGCGCAAGGCCCCCCACCGAAAGCGCAAAAATCGGGCAGAAGAAAAATATCAACAAAGACCCCGCGCACATGAGGAAAAGCCGCGAAAGGAGGGCGAAAATGGGACGAAATGCAAAGCCAAAGACCAAAGCTGACCGGATAAAAGCCGAGAAAAAACGGCTTGAATCCATCTACCAGGACATAGACCCCGTTCGCCAGAAGCTCGCCGCTCCGCTCATCGAACGCGCCGCTTTCATGCGCATCGAGTGCGAGGATCTCGAAGCCGACATCAAGGAGAACGGCTGGACGGAGATGTTTACTCAGTCTGCAAACGTTGAGCCTTATGCCCGTGCCCGTCCGCAGGGGCAGAGTTACCAGAGTCTGAACGGGAACTACCAGAAAATCATCCGGCAGCTCGACTCCATGCTCCCCGCCGTTGCCGGCAACAGCGAGGACGACGGCTTCGGCAGTTTCGTCACGGGGCGTGATGACCCGTGACAAAGCGCAGGTCGTATCCCCTCACTTTCGCCCCGATACGCGAGTACTGGGCGAAAATCGAGAACGGGCAGGAAGTCGTCTCGCAGAAGATCTACCGGACCTACCGGCACATAGTCCGCCGCATGGACGGAAAAGGCTCGGAGTATTTCTACGACCCGCGGCGCGCTAACCACGTGATCGAGTTCGTCGAGAACTACTGCCGGCACTCCAAGGGCAAGCTCGGCGGTCAGCTCATTCAGCTTGAGCTTTGGGAAAAAGCGATGCTCGCGACGGTGTTCGGCTTCGTCGACATCGAGGGTAACCGTCAGTACCGCGAGGCGATCCTGATCGTCGGCAAGAAGAACGGCAAGAGCCTGCTCGCCTCGGCGATTGGCCTGTACATGCAGCTTGCCGATTCCGAGCCCGGCCCGGAGGTCTATGCAGTCGCTACCAAGCGCGACCAGGCTAAAATCATCTGGTCCGAATCAAAGCGCATGGTGCAGAAATCCCCGACGCTGCTCAAGCGTGTGCGGCCATTGGTCGGCGAGATCGCCAGCGACTACAACGACGGCGTATTCAAGCCGCTGTCCTCTGACAGCGACACGCTGGACGGCCTCAACGTTCATTGCGCACTGCTCGACGAGATTCACCAGTGGAAGAACGGGCGGCAGCTGTACGACATCATCGCCGACGGTATGTCCGCCCGCGAGCAGCCGCTGCTGTTTATCACCTCGACCGCTGGCAAGATCCGTGAGGATCTGTACGACGAGAAGTACGAGGAAATCGAGCGGGTCATTAACGGCTATGACGATCCTGACGGCTATCACGACGACCGCCTCATCGCGTTCGTCTATGAGCTCGACGCCCGTGCGGAGTGGACAGACCCCGCCTGCTGGAAAAAGGCCAATCCCGGCCTCGGCACCATCAAGAGCTACAGAACGCTCGCAGAGAAGGTCGAGAAGGCCAAGGCAAACCCCGCGCTTGTCAAGAATCTGGTCTGTAAGGAGTTTAACATCCGCGAGACCAGCTCCGAGGCGTGGCTCACCTTTGAGGAGCTCGACTGCCGCGACACGTACAAGCTCAATCCCGCGGAGCGTATTTTCGTCTGGGTTCACGACGGCATTGAAAAGGTGCTGCCGTATCCGACCTACGGCATCGGCGGCGTTGACCTGTCGAGCACGACCGATCTCACGGCCGCCCGTGTCATCTTCCAGGTTCCCGGGTGTGAGAAGATCTTCTCGATCTCTATGTACTGGCTGGCTGAGGATCTTCTCACCAAGCGAGTCAACGAGGACAAGATCCCGTATGACAAGTGGCTCGACCGCGGGCTGGTTCAGCTCAGCCCCGGCAACCACGTTCACGCAAAGTACGTCAAGGAGTGGTTTGTCTACGTTCAGGAGGAGCTGGACATCTACATCCCCTACGTCGGATACGACAGCTGGAGCGCGACCTACTTCGTTGAGGACATGGCTGACTACTTCGGCAAGATGTCAATGATCCCGGTCGTGCAGGGGAAAAAGACGCTCAGTGAGCCGATGAAGCGCCTCGGCAATGACCTCGGCAGCAAGCGCATCATCTACAACAACAATCCGATCGACAAGTGGTGCCTGGCGAATACGGCTTACGACGAGGACGTTAACGGCAACATTCAGCCGCATAAGACCAGCAAGCCGACCCGCCGCATTGACGGCACGGCTGCACTGCTGGACGCGTACACCGTGTTCCTGGACAAGCAGGACGAATACCGCGACCTAATCGCATAGGGAGTGATGCTTTGAGCATATTCGACAGATTTATAAACAAGACAATTTCCCGCGTCGACCTTGTGACTGAGCGCGGCAACGGCTTTTTTGCATGGAACGGCAAAGCTTACCAGAGCGACATTGTCCTCTCTGCCATCCGGCAGGATGTGAAGGCCGTCGGCAAGCTGACGCCGAAGCACGTCCGGGAAAGCTTCACCGCCGACGGCAAGCGCAAGATCGACATAAACCCGGAGCCTTATATCCGGTTCCTGCTTGAGGAGCCGAACCCGTGGATGACGGGCTCGTTGTTCCGCGAGAAGCTGATGACTCAGCTCAAACTCAACCAGAACGCTTTCGCGCTGATCCTGCGCGATGACAACGGGCTGCCGGTCAATATCTATCCGATATCGGCATCCGGATGCGAGGCCATTTACGACCGCAGCGGTGAGCTGTTCCTCAAGTTCTTTTTCAACAACGGCAAAATTTTTACCTTCAGGTATACGGACGTGATCCACCTGCGGGATAACTTCCACAAGGATGACATCTTCGGGACGCCGATATTTCCGGCGCTCGAACCGCTGATGCAGATCGTGTCCGTCACCGACCAGGGCATTGTCAAGGCCGTTAAAAACAGCTCGGTCATCCGCTGGCTGCTGAAGCTCAACAGCTCGATGCGGAAGAAGGACGTTGAAGAGCAGGCGAACAGCTTCGCCAAGGCGTTCCTCGACGTCGAGAACGGCCGAGGAGTGGCCGCCGTCGACGCGAAGGCGGACGCCGTACAGGTCAATCCGACCGACTACGTGCCGAACGCCGCGCAGATGGACCGAACCACGAAGCGCATTTATTCGCTTTTTGGAACTAATCAGAAGGTCGTTGACACCTCACGCAGCGAGGCCGAGTGGGGCGCACACTTCGACAGCGAGGTCGAGTGGGTGCAGAACCAGCTCAGCGAGGAGTTTACCCGGAAACTGTTTTCCCGCAAGGCGCGAGCCTTCGGGAACAAGATCGTATTCGAGGCGAGCGCTTGGGACTGCGCAAGCATGCAGACCAAGCTCAATCTCGTTTCACTTGTCGACCGCGGCGCTCTGACGCCGAACGAGTGGCGTGCTGCGTTCAACCTCGCGCCAGTCGACGGCGGCGATGAGCCGATACGGCGTCTTGACACCGCGCCGACAAAGCAAATAGGAGAGGGGGCATCATCCGGTGAGAATTGATGTAAAGGGCACCATCGTCAGCAGCGATGAGGCCTGGATCTACGATTGGTTCGGGATTGAGAACACAAGCCCGAAGCCAATCAGGGACGCTCTGGCGAGGGCCAGAGGTGAGCCCGTTGACGTCTACATAAACTCCGGCGGCGGCGATATCTTCGCCGGGGCGGAAATATACTCTGAGCTCAGAGCCTACAAAGGGCCGGTCGCATTGCATGTGACCGGCCTTGCTGCATCTGCGGCCTCGGTGATCGCCTGTGCAGGCCCGTCGGATATCTCGCCGACGGGGATGGTCATGGTACATAACGTGTCCGGCAGCGCTGCCGGGGACTACCACACCATGGACAAGCACAGCGACGTCCTCCGCAAGGCGAACGAGACGATTGCCGCCGCCTATGTTGAGAAAACCGGCATGACGCTTGATGCGGCACTGAAGCTCATGGACGATGAGACGTGGCTCTCCGCAGCTGACGCTGTGGAGAAAGGTCTGATCGACAAGGTCAGCGAGCCCGCCGTCCGCATCACAGCCGCCTGCTGCACGGTGCTTCCGGCGGAAGTTATTAACAAGATGCGCAGCTCGATCAAACCGCCCGAGGGTGAGCCCGCGGACGATCTGATAAAAGCCAAGGCCAAACTCAAATTTTATGAACTGAAAGGAAGATCTCTCACATGAAGAAAGAAACCTATCTCCAGAAGCGCAGCGAGCTCATGAATCAGGCCCAGCAGCTTCTGGACGCCGGCGACACCGAGAAATTCGAGGATGTCACCAAGCAGATTGAAACCCTCGACAATGAGTACGAGGAGTCCAGCAAGCGCCAGGCGAACCTTGACGCGCTCAAGGACCGTGTCGCCGGCCCTGACTTCGCCGCCGCTGCCGCTAATCCGCAGTTCGGCAACGTAGTCGGCCGCTACGAGCAGGGCGCGCCCGACGATATGTACGACTCCGCCGAGTATAAAGCGGCGTTCCCATCCCGGCGAAGTTCTCCAATGCCGACCAGAACACCAAGACCAGCGATGCGTCCGTAGTCATTCCGACCACGACCGTCCAGAAGATCTATGAGGCGATGGAGCGCGTCGGCAATATCCTGCCGCTCGTCACCCGCACGAACTTTGCTGGCGGCATGTCCGTGCCCACCTCCAGCGTCAAGCCGACTGCGACGTGGGTCGCTGAAGGCGCAGGCTCCGACACCCAGAAGAAGACCGTCTCTTATATCTCGTTCTCTTACCACAAGCTGCGCTGCGCAGTCCGTGTCAGCTACGAGATGGATAACATGGCTTACGGTTTCTTCGAGGCACAGCTGGCGCAGAACGTTGCCGAGGCGATCGTCAAGGCCGAGGAGACCGCCATCTTTAAGGGCACCGGCAGCGGCCAGCCCAAGGGCTTCCTGGCCGAGACCGCCACGGGCAACATCGACATCGCCAACACCAAGCACATTTCTTACGCCGACCTCTGCAAGGCCGAAGGCCTTGAGGAAGACGACGAGGCCATCTGGGTTATGACCAAGGCGACCTTTATGAACGAGATTCAGGGCATGGTCGATACCGACGGTCAGCCCGTCGCCCGCGTTAACTATGGCCTCAACGGCAAGCCCGAGTACTACATCTTCGGCCGCCGCGTCGAGATTGTCAACAAGGCTTACATGGATGACGCGAACCCTAACCCGACCGCCGACACCATCTGCGCCGCGCTCTACAACTTCCGCAACTACATTTTCAACAGCGGCGTCGCACTGCGCTTCCGCCGCTACACCGACGACAAGACCGACGATGAAGTTACCGTCGCGATCGAGGTCTGCGACGGCAGGAGCGTCCAGAATCAGAGCCTTATCACGCTAACCAACAAGAAGGCGGGCGGCTAATGTGCCCGAATCGGGCACAAGTGCGTGGGAGGTGCTTAAATGGCGATTCTCGATGATGTAAAGCTCTCCCTCGGCGGGATCTCCCACAAAAGGCTCGACAGCGAGATCGAGGCGGCTATAAACGCGGCCTGCCTCGATCTCCACATCGGCGGAGCGGAGAGCGTAGACAATGCCTGCAACGCCGACCCCCTCGTCGTACAGGCTATTAAGAACTACTGCCGTTACTGGTTCAACTATCAGGGCAACGGCGAGTTCTGGTTCAGCTCATACAAGGCGCTGCGTGATTCGATGGCGCTGTGCGGGCTCTACAACAGGGGTGACGACGATGAAGAGTAACCGGACACCGTTCACGGATCTGTGCAAGCTCATTGCAGTTAAAAAGACCTACGACGACGCGAAACACTATGAGACGGAGGACGTGCCGACCGAGGTGCTCTGTTCCGTCTCCCAGGGCGTCGGCCGCACAGAGTTTTACGAGGCTCTCAAAGCCGGCGTCAGGCTGTCTATGGTCGCAGAGGTCAACGAGTTCGACTACAACGGTCAGACCGTGCTTGAGCACGACGGGCACCGGTACAGCATCGAGCGCACGTATCCGACCGGGTACGGCACACTTGAGCTGAGCTGCGCGGAGGTGACGCGATGACGATAGATGAACGCATCACCGCGGCCGTGACGCCGGTCATGCCGGAGGTCGCGCCGCAGATCTATGAGGGCAGCGCCCTCACCTACTGCACCTACAACTACGACGAAATGCCCCAGCTGCACAGCTCCGGAAAGCCTCGG